AGGATATGGAAGAGAGAATAATTCCAGAGATGATGCAGGAAGCAGGTGTATCTTTGTTGAAATTAAGCGATGGTTCTACTGTAGAAGTAAAACCGTTCTATGCAGCAAAAATTCCTGAATCACGCGTTGAGGAAGCCTTCAGTTGGTTAAGAGGTAAGGGGTTCGAAGATATTATTAAGAACACTGTAACCGCTTCATTCAACAGAGGACAAGACAACCAAGTCTCTGAATTAATAAAAGTCTGTGAAGATCACGGATTCAACTACAATAAAAAAGAAAAAGTTGAACCTATGACACTTAAGGCTTTTGTTAAAGAGCAAGTCGAAGGCGGTAAAGAACTTCCTTTTGATTTGTTCGGTGTATACATCGCAAATAAAACGAAAATAACTAACAAATAATAGGTAATAATATGAAACTAAAAGAAGAACAATCGAATGAAGTTTCGATTAAAAAAGAAGCCGGTGCAGTTGCTAACATTGATTTAGAGCAATTTGCCGATGAAGGATTTGATAACGTAGACTCAAATAGTTTAGCGTTACCCTTTCTTAAAGTGTTAGGTCAACTATCCCCTCAAGTTACTCAAGGCGATAGTCAATTCAATCCAGATGCTAGGCCTGGAATGATTTTTAACACTGTTACTAATGAGTTATATAATGGCGCAGAAGGTATGGATGTTATACCTTGTTTTTATAAACTTGAGTACATTGAATGGAAAGACAGAGATAAAGGTGCTGTTGCTCCAGTAAATGTTTATCCAGCTGATTCAGATATTCTGTCAAAAACGACAAGAGATGAAAAAGGCAAGGATAGGCTTGAGAACGGTAACTATGTAGAAGAAACTGCTTCACACTACGTAACGGTGGTGGAGCCCGATAAATCATCTACAGCCTTAATAACTATGAAATCTACTCAGAGAAAAAAATCTAAGAAGTGGAATTCAATGATGATGTCCTTAAGGCAAAAGAAAAAAGATGGTAAAGGTTTCTTTAGACCTGCACCATTTACTCAACAATACAAACTTAAGACCGTTCTAGAAAAGAATAACTTAGGTTCTTGGTATGGTTGGGAGATTGAGCATACAGGACAAGTGGGGAGCGAAGAAACAATAAAATCAGCCTATGACTTTTATGAGTCATGCAAAAAAGGTGCTATAAGAGCAACTCACAAAAAAGAAGATCAAGCAGAAAAAAATCCATTCTAGTATGGAGATACTTGACAACACCCTGGAGGAGTTTATAGAACTCTTCCAGGGGTCTTCTACATATTTTGGTGCTTCTAAACCATTAGGACAAACAAGGGGTCGTGATGGAAAGCAAGAATTCAAACATTGGGTCGAACCAAAACCAATAACCAGAGAAAACTGGTTGCAACATTTGAAAGGCGAAGCGTACTATGGATCAGTTCCCATTAGAGATGATAATACATGCAGTTGGGGGGTCATTGATGTTGATCGTTATAATATACAGCATAAGGAAGTTATATCGGTTATACGGAAAAGGAAATACCCACTCATCCCATTTAGATCAAAATCCAACGGACTCCATTTAATTTTATTTATTGATGGTGTAGTTCCTGCATCCTCGATGCGTAAGAAATTAATTGAACTTGCATCAGATCTTGGTGTTAATGATACAACGACAGATATTTATCCTGCACAGGATGAAGTAGATCTAACACCCGAAGATTGGAATAAAAAAAGAAAAGGTAACTTTGTTAATCTACCTTACCAAAAGGCTAAGATGACAACTAGAGTTGCTATGGATAATGATGGTAACTCTATAAAAATAGAGAACTTATATAAGTTTGTATCTGATTATAGATTAAACCCTAAAGAGTTTAAAAAACTAAAAATATTTCAAGACGATGAAACAAAAGATTACCCTCCTTGTGTAGTAAACTTTATGAAAAACAAAGTTCAAAAAGGTGAAGGTCGTAATGATGCAATGTTTAACGTTGCAGTGTTAGCAAAAAAAATAAATACAGATCCTGTTATGTATGAAGATTGGACAAGAAATTTAATGCCCAAAGTATGTTCTGAACCTTTGCACCCGCAGGAGTTAAACAATATTTTTAAAGGTGTTGAGAACAAAGAGTACGCTTATAAATGTAAAACTTCAATTGCAAGAATGCATTGTTCATCAAGCACATGTTTAAGACGTAAGCACGGTATAGGATCAAACGAAGCTTTACCTGAGGTGGGTAAACTTTTAAAAGTAAATTCTTATCCAGAACCTTATTGGATTTTACCTATTCAAGGTAAATCAATTAGATTGAGTACAAAACAATTATACCAACAGCAGTTGTTAGGGGAACAATTATTAAATTACGATATTGTTTGGAGAGCTTTAAAACCTAGTAAAAGAGATCCAGATCCATACAGAGATTGGTTAGATGAATTAATAACTAACAAGCAAGACATGGAAGGATTTGATGCAGGAGAAGAGCAACAAGATGTATTTAATTCTAGAATGACAAAATTTATCGAAGAAATAGAAGATACTACAGACTTTGATCAAATAGATTCTGGGAATATATGGAAAGATGAAGTTGAAATGAGATTTAAGCTAGAGACGTTTAGGTCTTTTATGAAAAAAATGGGTTATAATTGGAATGAAAAAGAATGCACCAGATTCTTAGAACAAGGTAAAGCACTTCCTAAAGCTAAGTTTAAAGGAATTCAAACTAGACATTGGGTTGTAGCTCTACCAAAACAAATGGAACACAAAAATAAAGATGTCAAATTTACTAAAACAAAAGCTGCGTGGGAAGACAATTAAAATATTTGGCCCACCTGGTACAGGTAAAACAGAAAACTTACTCAAAAGAGTTAAGAGGTATCTTGAAAAAGGTTACTCTCCAGACGAAATTTGTTACGTATCATTTACTAACAAAGCTGTAGATGAATGTGTTGCAAGGGTTAGACAAAAGTTTAAAGGTTATGATGAAGATGCTTTCTCATATTTTAGAACACTACATTCTTTGGCCAGACAACAGTTTGCTGAAATTCCCGTATTAGACCCAAAGGCAGACCTGCTGATGTTTCATACACAATATGGCACTGTCAAGGTAGGTTACAAAGACACTTGGGATGATCAAAAAGTATATAATAATTGGTCGCTTCAAATATATGACAGGGCAAGAAACATGAAGGTAGACCCTGTGTGGTTGTACAAACAACAACCAAGAAAAGTGGTAAGACTTCAACAGTTTAAATCAATCATCGCAGGTTACGAAGAATTTAAAACATTGGAAATGGAGAACGGACACCGGACACCGGATAGATTAGATTTTACAGATATGGTGCAGAAGTTTATTGATGATGGTCTTGTGGTACCTTTTAAAGTTTTAATGGTAGATGAAGCTCAGGATTTAACACCTTTACAATGGGACATGGTGGTTAAAATGGCTGAAGCAGTAGAGAGAGTTTATATTGCAGGTGACGATGACCAAGCTATTTATGAATGGAATGGCGCTGATGTTAATTTGTTTCAAACCTTTCCAGGTAAATCATTAGTATTAAAAAGAAGTGTAAGATTAAATAAAGACATACATTTTTTTTCTAAGGGTTTATTAAATTCTATGGGTAATAATCGTATACCTAAAGAGTTTTATTCTAATGGTAAAGAGGGCTGTATTTACAGATGGAATGGATTGAAGAAAGTTCCTTGGACTATGGAAGGAAGTTGGATGGTATTGGCTAGGATTAATGATGTAAAAAGAGAACTCCAACAGGAGGCAAGGAACCTTGGTTTATATTATCAGGACCAAAAAAATAATAAATCATTTGACCCTAATCAGTTTTCTGCAATTAATTATTGGGAGAAAATTTGTGAGGGTGGTAGCATCACTAGAGAAGAAGCTGTAACAATGTATGAGTATTTATTAAACATAGATCACGGATACCGGTCAGCGGAAAGTAAAAAATGGAGTTTTGCACATCCAAATCAAGTCTTTACATTTGATGAATTACATTTAAGGTGTGGTATGAGAGATCAAAAAGGTCTATGGAATCAAGTATTTAAGAGAAAATTTAAAGATAAAGATAAACAATATTTTAAAAAACTTATGAACGAAGGTGTTGATCTATCACAACCACCGAAAATAATTATAGATACAATACACCAGGTTAAAGGTGGTGAAGCAGATAATGTTGTCCTGGCGAGCAAATGTAACTTTCCATCACACTTTGATAAAAAAAATTTAGCAGATAAAGTAAAAGAACTTAGAGTTTGGTATACAGGTGCCACCAGATCTAAAAGCACACTCCATCTGTTGGGCACTTACCATCAATATAATTTTCCATTAGGAAAATATTATAAACAATATGAGGCTAACTATGTCAGATAAAAATATGTTCGATGAAGCATTCCCACAAGACAAACAAGTCGGAGGAAATCATTATCAACATTATTTAATACAACCCTATGAATTTATTTCTAAAAACGAACTTACTTTTTTTCAAGGTAATGTTATAAAATATGTTTTGAGATACCCTTATAAAAATGGTATTGAAGATTTACAAAAAATTAAACATTATTGTGATTTAGAAATTAAAAAAATGCAGGATGACAAAAAGAAAAAATAAATTAGTTATGTGTGAGCGTTGTGATGAAGTAGTTGCAGTAATTGTTCACAAATATAATTATTACTGTGCGGAATGCGCTTTATTTTCACTTAACATACCGTATAAAAAAGCAATATCCATTGAAGACGCAAATTTAAGTAGAAAGAAACAATGACTCATCAATTAAATTTTATTTACAATGATAGTGATTGGGTTTGTCCTGCAGAGTATCCCGATTTATCAAAAGCAACGGAGATTGCAATTGACTTAGAAACTAAAGATCCAAACATAAAAACTAAAGGACCAGGATGGGCTACCTTTGATGGACATATTGTAGGTTTTGCAGTAGCTGCGCTTGGTCAACAATGGTACTTTCCAATTGCTCATGATGCTGGTGGGAATATGGATCTGTCAATTACCTGCGCATGGATGCAAGATGTTTTAAAGTTACCCGCAACTAAAATATTTCATAATGCAAGTTACGATGTTGGTTGGTTATTAGTAAATGGCTTTGAGATCAGAGGTAAAATAGTTGATACTATGATTGCCGCTGCAATCATCAATGAAAACAGATTTAGTTTTAGTTTGAATGCCTGTGCTAAAGATTATTTAGGTGAAATCAAAAATGAGACGTTTTTGAATGAAAAAGCCAAAGAATGGGGAATTAACCCAAAAGCTGACATGTGGAAGCTACCTGCGGGCTACGTAGGCTTCTATGCGGAACAAGATGCAGGGCTAACCTTACGTTTATGGGACCGGCTTAAAACAGAGATAGCTAGGCAGTCCTTACACGATGTCTGGGAAATGGAAATGGAATTGTTGCCTATTTTGATAGATACTAGACGTAGAGGAATAAGAGTTGACGAGGAGAAGGCATCTCTGCTAAAAAAAGAATTCAAAAAAAAAGAGTCTGAGGTTTTATCAAGTATAAAATCTCAGACCACACTTGATGTAGATATCTGGGCTGCTCGATCTGTTGCAAAAGTTTTTGATCGAATAGGTGTTGAGTACCCACGAACAGCGAAGACTGATGAGCCTAGCTTTACCCAAAACTGGTTAGTGAACTGTGATAACCCGATAGCGCAACTAATAAGAGAAGCAAGAGAAATAAATAAATTCCATTCAACATTTATAGACTCCATTCAACGTTATGTTCACAAAGGTAGAATTCATTCTGAAATAAATCAGTTGAGATCTGACCAAGGTGGAACTGTATCTGGACGTTTATCATATTCAAATCCAAACTTACAACAAATTCCTGCTAGGAACAAAGAGTTTGGTGACAAAATTAGAAGTTTGTTTCTACCTGAAGAAGGTAGACAATGGGGTAGTTTCGATTACTCACAACAGGAGCCTAGGCTTGTTGCTCACTACGCTGCATCTGTCAATGACCATTTTGAAGGTGCAGCGGAGTTTATCGAAGCTTACAAGAATGAATCTGCTGATTTTCACCAGATCGTAGCTGATATGGCTGGTATCACTAGAACACAGGCTAAAACAATTAACTTAGGTCTGTTTTATGGCATGGGAAAGGCTAAACTAGGTAAAGAATTAGGTATCAATAAAGATAGAGCTGAAGCTCTTTTAAGACAATATGGAGAAAGAGTTCCTTTTGTTAAGAGATTAGCAACAGAAGTAACTAACAGTGCCTCAAAATATGGCTTTATAAGGACCATAGGAGGACGTAGATGCAGATTTGATATGTGGGAGCCTGCTACCTTCGGAATGAATAAGGCCATGCAATATGAAGAGGCTAAGGCGATATATGGAAATAACATCAGGAGGGCTTTTACTTACAAAGCATTGAATAGATTAATTCAAGGATCTGCTGCTGATCAAACTAAACAAGCCATGATTGATTGTTATAAGGCAGGATTCAAACCTTTACTTCAAATTCATGATGAATTATGCTTTTCTATAAACGAAGAAAAAGATATTAAAAACGTTAAGGAGATAATGGAAAATGCAATCGAAAGTCTTAAAGTTCCTTCCAAGGTTGATATCGCACTTGGACGATCCTGGGGAGATGCCAAGGAATAATTTGCCCTGCAAAGAGTGCAACGGTTTAAAAGTTATTCTTGAGATTGAGGGT